TTTTTTTGTTTTTGATTTTTATTATTCATGAAATAAAAAGTGGGCTTGCACCACCGTAGCATTAAAAGAAATTAAGTGTATTGTGGGGCCATTGCTCCCACTGCTTGGAAAAAATGTTGCTAAATGACTAAGTTAACTACTTGACTATGGTGATCTTTACATAACTAAAGTTGTCTTCTGACGCCATTCTAATCTAACACACAACTAAGAAAGATTGATAAAATACAGTTTCATGACATGCTGGTCAGAGGAGCTACCTACTGTAGCTCAACTAATTCTAGAAAACTATACATTAATGTAACAAAAGCCATCTACTATAAACATAGGACAGCTGTACATCTTAAACTAAATATAAACTATAAATTAAACAGTTTAACGACATGTAGGTCAAAATAATGATTAATTATGTGTGTGACAATAGGTTTGCTTTGTTGCTGTATCAGTATCGCAAAAAAACCTAAAAATTGGTCCAACAACATCTGACTTAACCTTTGCACACAAAATTTCATGCTCAAACATTTTTTGCATATGCTCTGTCCAACCATAAACCATATTCAAATCTGACAAGGTCTCAGAGGTGCATGTGACTGTGGTAAAAATCATTTGCCATTCCTGTCTGCGTATAGGATGCGCCTCCACTCCTTTAGTCAACATCAGCAAATGGTTAAAGTAAAATTTAAATGGAGGTAAAACAGCTGTATGCATCATACCCAATGCCGTGCCACGAACTAAAATTTTAGGATTAATTAGCGGTGGGTCTATAAAATATGCTATCTTTGATAAGACACGCCCCAATTTTGGCACAAAAGCATATCCTTCCGCAACCCTATATAATCGCATTGAGCAAAATTCAACTTCATGTGTATTATTTCTATAAACTGCTTTTGCTTCAAAACCCAACAGCTCCATATAATGTTGTACGTTTATGCGACGCCATTGTCTCGGCACCCGCTCAACATTATCATCACCTTGAACTAACATGCGTATGCGGGCTATGACTGCTAAAATAGTGAATTTTAGAACGATGCAGAAAATAAACAAATGAAACATAATGTTCAACAATGAATTAAACAATGAAGTGAATGGATCACCAGAAGCACGATTTCCAAAGACACGGTAATACCAGCCATGTGGTGTTACACCACGTTTATTGACATTGCCTAACATAAGCAACCAAACAGCTAGAGGACAACCTATCTTTTTCACAAACCACACTTCCAATTGCATATACATTTCCTCAAGTGATGCATCAAATAATCCAATATCATCTTCCAACAATACATGTTGTTTAGGTGTATAATCTTCCATTAGTTTATTCCCACACTTCAAATTAGACACCGATGAGGTAAAAATTACGTTTTTATTAGCATTTAAGTCACGCTTCATCCTTTCCTGCAACGCCGCGATATAAGGACCAACGATACATATGAATTCCGGTTTAGCACC